GTGTGCATCAGCGATCGTGTTACCCGTCTCACCCTGATGGGCTTTTACATGTGCCAGTTCGATCTTCATGCGGGAAGTCAGTTCGTCATAGACGGCTTTATACTTCTCCCACAAAGGACGGTACTTGATAGGACCGCCCTTCTTGTTCAACCAACGACCACCTTCTGCCCATGTAGGTAGAAAGTCAGTACCCCGTACCACGAACATCGAATCACTTAAGAGTCGAGCTGTGGTGATCTCTGGGTTATCTTGTAGCCAAAGCAGAGCATGGTACGCTGCATCCAACTCTACTTCATTATTGCTGCCGTAACCACGGCGTCCACCAATCAGATCGATGTACTCGATGGGGGTTACTTTGTTCCCCGTGATGTTCTCACCGATATAACCTTGATCTGAGGGGACTGCTTTAGGGTTGCCGGTGCCTTTCTTGGGAGCTTCGTCGATAAACGTATACCCATGGACGCCCCATCCACCGATACGTTTCTCTGCCAAGAATCCACCGTCCGCGTAAAGGATAGCGCCAGTTGCTACTGGTGTATCAGTCATTCTGAAATTCCTTGAGAAGATTACCTAGAGCATTAGCATGGTTTGTATCTTTCAACATCAACGTTCAGGGTGTCTTCTCAAGGGTACATTTGTAATCTTTCATGACACGCCGTAACTCGGTGCGTAACATCTTGATGTGATCCAACAAAGCACTGACCACAGCCTTATTGTCGTCTGCATCGATATTACTCAGATCTGGTAATTCAGGGATCTTGTATGTCTCAAGGACTGCCAGCGCCATCTTCTCGCAGGTGACATCTTTTACGATAGATTTCTTGGCCGTTACCTTATCATCAACCGGGTTAACATCGTATTGTCTGACTTCAGGCGGTCTTCCATCAGACCCTGAGTAAATGACAATGGATGTATTGTTCGGTGGAGAGACTGGGACACATGAACCTAAGAGCAAAAAAGGGATTTGTATCAACAGACGTATGTTTACCATGGTTAGTTACCGTTATCATCGAGACTCTTGAGCCGCGACAAAGTAAAGTCCCGAAGGTTATCACCTAAAGACTTTCCTTTCTTGCCCTTGCTCGCTACTGGGTTGGGTTGAGTGTGATGCTCTGTCGGGGTTGGTGTAGTAGGTGGTGGTACATCGGCAGTAGTTGGAGTAGGTTCAGGAATAGGTGGTTTCTTTTCTTTTAGTTGGTCTTCTAACTCTTTGATACGTTTATTAGCGTCCTCAAGAGATGGGGACGTATAGATACCCGTATCTTTCATCTTCTGTATCTCTTCAGTCTTCTCACTGAGCATACCGACGGTGTATAGGTAAATGATAAACACGATAAGTAAGATAGTCGAAAGAAACGTAGCTGTCTTATTATCGGATACGAATGCTTTAAAAGTCTTATCCTTAAGAAGAACTTCTTCAAGGAATGGCCAAACGGACTTTAGCAAAAGCAGCAGGGTCGAGAGTGCCACTGTGGTAGTCCTCTGGTGGTGCTTGAAAAATAATATAGATTAAGGCTATAAGGTGTAGAAATTTACATCAATAGTGTCATACCTTTCGCCGCTCGCAAACCGAGTGTTAACTGTGAATATTTTCAAGGCGTTTGCCCAGATCGGATCGTTAGTCGATAACACGTCAGGTGTTGTGGCTCCGATTGGCGAGCTGGCCGATATTACCAAAACGATTGTACTGGAAAAGACGTGGTGGTCCCACTCTGATTTCAGTAACGAAACGTTGGTAGGTCTGTCTTACAAAGTCGATGATGTTGTCACTCCAATGACATCAGCGATCGCTTATCAGTGCTTGACCGCTATCAATTGGATTTACACCCAAGCTAAGCTGGGTAAGTTTGACCAAACCAAAGACAGTCTGCAACAAGCATTCATCACTCAGTTTGGTAGCACGTTCGATTTCATCGACTCAGGCGACATGGTAGCGTTCGGTAACTACTACGCGCCAGAATACATCATCATCGCACCGTACCAGCAATCGGGTACTACTAACTGGCGTATCTGGTTCTCTGATGAGTCTCTGTATAACCAGTACGATGAATCGGTCATTGTGCCAGTAACGCCTCTGGTAGCCCTGGACACCTTCTTTGGTGACTACGATACCGTGTTGGCGTTGGTTCAAGCTATCAAGCAATCTGACCTGTTCACCCGTATCGCTACGGCTAAAGGGATCTTCCCTGAAACAGTGCTGCGTACTGACACCTTTGCCTGGACAGATGCAACAGACAAGACCAAGACCATCGACACTGATTGGATTTCGGTCATCTACGGTCAATCAGGTAACAACCTGGATTCGGTCAAAGAAGAGTTCCGTACCTATATCCTAGCTAACAGTACACACACCCGTGATCAGTGGGCAGTTATCTTCCCCGACTTGTTCACATCGACTGAATTCATTTTCACACCAATGTGGGGTGATTACGCTATCCCAAAGTCTGACCGGGCTACTGGTATCTTTTCAGGTATCATTAGTTTTACCAAAGCCATGACGTTGGCACATGCTACTTGTCAGGGTGTGGGCTACACTAACACCTTCATTGACAGTGTGATTCAGGCGTTGCCGAGCCAATACCGTTCATTGATGTGCGCTGTGGTCGGTGGTCCGGAGAATCGTAATGGTCTGGATACCTTCAATGCTCGTTACCCTGATTATATCAACTCCCCATCGACAGGTCTTGATTTCCAACGCATGAGTGAAGAGACTAAAGGTTTCTGCATGATGTTGGCTGAGATGTTGTTGTACGGAGAAGACCTGACGTTGGACTCAGGCGTACCGGCTGGGTATAACCGGTTGATTCGTAACGGCGTGGTCTACATCGCTAAGAGTTATGAAGACTACCTGTATCTGGTAACCACCAAGTACAGTGTGGACGCTGCTCAAGCGGTGATCGATGCGGCAGCAACCGCTGCGGCTCTGGCAGCTACTACAGCCGCCAGCTCGACTACATCCACTACCGCCAGCTCGACCACCACGGGGACTTGATAAATGGCTAGAATCACGCCTCCGTTAAGCAGTAAGGGGTTGTTTGTATTACGAGCGCCCTTTGTTGCCAGCGCGACTATCGTTTACCGGGTAGCAGACGTATCTACCTTTGAAGCGATGATCTCACGCGGCCAAGACCCGATGACGTTGGTGTATACGCCTGCTGGGTTGGTGGCTGCGGATTATGCTACGGACACTGCTGCTGGTGCTGCTGTCATCACATTGATGTCAGACTCAGCGACCCCCATCTATGTTCCAGATACTTATATCGATTCGTATCCGAACATGGCGGTGGCTGCTCATAGTTGGACAGTGGCGACAGTGGACTTGGGTATACTCCCAGATACTTACGACACGACCCGATTGACGCAAGCGGTGCAACAAGCTGTCTCTGATTACATCGGTGTTGAAAGTACAGTGACGATCGCTACTGTACCCACCACCGATGCAGTTACACAAGCAGAAGCAGTCGCTGCTGCGGCAGCGCGAGCGGCAGCTATTACGACCAGGACCACACCTTACGCTGCTAACTTACTGCTTCAAGCCCAGATCGCCGCTTATGTGACGTCACAGGCTGCATTGATTACAACGATCGATGCATTGAATGCTAAGATTGCTGCGTTGGAAGGGACTGCGCCTTGATCGTAACATCGTGATAGCGAACATAAGGCCGGGCGTAATGCCCGGCTGTATGCTGTCTATAAAAAATCTATGACATCAGGTGGGTTTTCAGGTATCTCTAGAGACAGTTTAGCAAACCCTTCTCCAGGTTCAAGGAATACGTGAAGTACCTCACCCACTGAGAATTTCTCGTGAAGCATATCCTCAGCACTATACGGAACCCACATCCGAAACCTTCCATAGGTGAACATGACGTGGATTTTATTAACGCCAAATTCGATTACCTCGACTTCGCCGCCGTACTGTCTGTTATCTCTTTCCATGACTCATTCCTCGTCACACCGTACCATGCCAGTACGCACATGATAATCATCGAGACGAGAATAACAGCGACCCACCATTCCATATGTGTGAGACCAACCATGTTACCTATGTAGTAGCTAAAGAGATTAGAGATCAGCAGAAACACGATTGGTCTAGACATTAGGCAAATTCCACATGTTCATTGTAGGGGTGGTTGTATTCCAAGTTACGGTTATCCAGAATGATAGTCTGGGAACTTGGGAAAGCTGTTTGGTTCACCAGGGCGTGACTGATGATCAGTACTTGAGAGAACCTTGGATCATCCGCCAGTTCCTTAATCAAAGGAACCAGTTTATACTGGTGGGTTTCATCAAATGAAGAACCTAACTCATCCAGGTACAGCGGATAGTCAGTCAGCTTCATGCAACCATACCCAGCCAACACAAATGCCTGATCCACAATATCTTTAGAGGATCGGTTTCCTTTAGACACATCCTTACGAGGGACGTTGTCTACCATGAGCGGAAACTTGTAATCGATCCCTTTCTCTTCATCAATGTCACCAATAGAGATGTAGAGTGGGTATTCCCATACCCGTTGAATGATCTTGTTGACCACACTGATTACCTTGTTCATCTGTAAGGTAATTTGTTCTGCCAACAAACCTTTCTTAGGACACATGGCATCCACCATCTTCTTCATGGCCAGTTTCTGTATCATGGCTGCTTGAAGTTGGTTCTCAAGGTCTTTCACCAGAGTTTCATTAGCATCTTGCTCAGCCAATGCGTTCTCATGGATACCGATCGACTGTTTGGTCTTCTTGATCAAGTCATCGATCATTACATCACCTAGGTTGTTGCAGTAACGAATCAGCTCTTGTTTAAGCTTCTCATACGCTGCTTCCACCAGCAGGTGTTTGAGTTCATATGCTGACATCGCGTTAAGGACACGGACACCTTTCCCATGAACTACTCTTGACTCATCAACTGCTTTAAAAGCAGTCTCATAAGCCGCCAGAGCTTTAGCATAACTTTCCATGACACTGCTGACCTCACCCCCTTCCAGATTGTACTGACTGATCGCAGTCATGACGATATCTAGACGGTTCTGAGCTTTCACTCGAAGCGAGGTGCTGTGAACATCACGTTCATACATCGCGTACTTCTCGCTAAGTCCTCGACCTAAGGAAGTCCAGCCACATTGATCTAAGTAAGAGAATAGACCAGGGTACCGTGATTGGTACTTGTTCTTAATCTCTTCCATCATTTCGTAAGCGTGAGCAGTTTCCTGAACCATATCCAGCTCATCAGCCAGATCGACCAGTTCAGTGTTCAAGCCATGTGTTACACCTTCACCCTTCTTAAGGCGCGCCTCAAGTTCAGTCAAAGCACCAGGCTCGACACCAGGTTTGAACTCGGTGTGGCATTTAGGGCAGGATACGGCTTCACAATTGTGGATATGCTGGATCTGACGAGAGATATCTTCCAATACACCGCCGTACTGGTTAACTTTCATCTTCTTCATCATGATCTGCTCGGAGACCTGCATCACATCACCTAAAGTCTTACGTTCAGGCGGCAGTGATGCAGTCGCCATACGAAGTTCAGTGATCACCTCAGGTGCTGGAATCAATAAGCTTTCATGAATCCCTGTAATAGCCGCTGGCAGTGATCTTAGGTCTTTACGTAACTGATCGATCTCAGTTTGAAGAACCATTGGGTCTGTCTTGATCATCTGTTGAGCTTTAACCTTCTTGGTTTCAAGTTCAGACAATTGTTCAGCACGGACCTTCATCTCACCAGTGGCTTGATTCCACTGTTGGTTGGTAGAGATCAGGTAACTGTCCAGAGCTTCCTGTGTTCCTAAATTAAGGTTCTCAGGATACTCGACCATTAAAAGACCGACGACTTCATGATTAACACTCTCCACCATCCGTTCAAGCTGATGTTCATTCAAAGCCCCTACACCGCTCTTAGGCTCACGCATCAACAAATCAAGAGTGTCATGTAACTCATCGGCTTTACGTCTCATGTCCAGCACGTCAGCAGGTTCTAACAAGCGAGCACGAGCTTCCACTAAGTGATCAGACACCCATTCGACTGCATGACCTGCTTTAGACAACATCGTCTTCCACTCTTTGTATTTAGCAAAGGCGTAACTAAAGTCAGCCGTCGCATAACGGCTGATCCAATGTTGACGTTGTTGGGCGGTCATGGAGCTAAACTTGATGTCACCTGTCAGTAACTCATGCAGTTCACGAGTGTACCCTAAATGGATCTTAACCAAGTCCAATTGAGCAGTGACAGTACGGCCTTTATTAAGGTTATCACCACCGTCTAGTATGAAGGAATAGGAATTCTTCTCTGCGTACCAAGCTTCGAGCTTGTACGAATGACCTTTATGGTCAAATTCCACTCCCCAGTAACCCGGCTTATCAAAGTCTTCTGGAGCAGGTGGTAATGGTGAGAAGCCGATACTGATCAGGCTGGATTTACCACTGCCATTAGTTCCTAAGATCATCTGAGTTTTAGTCTCAGGGGTGATGATGATAGACTTCTTTCCGTTAAGCGCTGTGCGGTTACAGTTAACGAGTTGGATGGTCTTGAAACGCATCTCTGATACTCCAGTATTCTTACAATTGTATCATTGATACGATTAGTTAATATTTATCGTATTGTGGAGGTAACATGGGGTCTTCAGTCTTTCGAACGGTCGGAATTGGGCGTGTCGATAGTAACAAAGCCATTGGCAGCAAGACCATTGATCTGGTCCCCATCGAATGGCTGACCATGCGTGATGGTGAGTTGACCGGTAATGAAACCACAGCGACTTACAAAACCACCGATGTTAATGGCAACGCTGTCACGGGTGGTGTGATCACCTCTAACACGATTGCAGCGACGTGGATACCTTCTGGCACTAACCGTCTGACTGCTCCCGATGTACGCCGTGGTGAGCGTGTGGAGATCCTACAGACAGCGGATGAGGACAAGTACTACTGGAAGTCCATGGGGATGGATGACAATCTTCGTAAACTGGAGACTGTCACGATTGGAATCAGTGCTACCAGTGATGAAAGCGCCACCACGCTTGATCCTGCAAACATGTACTGGATGGAACTGTCTTCTCACACGAAGATGTTTTCATTTAGTAGCGCCAATGCTCAGGGTGAGCCTTTTGTCTATGAGTTGTTCTTTGATTTCGGTGCTGGTCAGTTTACATTGAAAGACGATGTGGGTAACTACATCCACCTGGACAGTGCACTTCACTTAATCCAATTGCAGAACGATAAGCAGGGATTGATTGAGATCAATGACCTTGATATCAACATCAGTGCACCCCGTGATATCAACGCAACGGCTAAGCGTGATGTTAACGTCACTGCGACACGTAACATCAACATGAAGGCAGGTACTCAAGCGGTGGTCAATGGCGGTGGGAGTATAATGACACTCAATGCCGCTTCTACCACCCTGAAAACACCAAACTTTATAGGTGAAACTTAATGCCTCTTATATCCCTAGTCGGTGAATCAGTAGCGGGTGGGGTTATCACAGGTCCTGGGATGCCAACATGGATCATTCTGGGGAAGCCTATCTCGTTACTTAATGACGATGTTCAAAGTCACGGCAATGGAGCACATAACTCCGCTAAGATGACCCAAGGATCTACATGGATGACAATTAATGGGATTCCTGTGATTCGCAGTGGCGATGCTGCAAGTTGCGGACATACCGCTAACGGTGATCCATGGATGACATTACCTAGTTAACAGCACAAAGAGCCGGGGAAGTCCCCGGCTCTCTTATTTTCAGTTAAGTCGTGACAGTGCTTGTGGTCGTGGTGGATGTAGTCGTTGTACTGGCTGTACTGGTAGTCGTCGTGGTATCTGCTACCAGCACATCGGTACCCATCTCTAACAGGTATGCTGAAGAATAGTATCCCAGATTAGACGAAATACGTGTCCCATTGAAATACTGATCATCTGACTTAGGATGAGTATCGTGCTGGAAACGGCGCATCTTGTTCTCTGTGATGGCTAGGCAATACATCCCTGCTTCAGGCATGGCTACGTAGGCTGGCAACAAACCTGATTCAATCTGCATCGGCCAGGCAGGAATCTCGTAGCTATAGTACCGACCAGGTAGACCTGTGCGTTCAAGGACATGCTTCTCACAGAAGAAGTTATCGGCATCAAGCAAGATAACAAACGACTGAGACAACGTCATGTACGCTTTGATAGCAACGTCAGTAGCGGCTTCATTCAAGTCCAACGCATCCCCGTTCTTAGGGACGTCTGTCATCGATTCTTTGTATTTACGCAGATCGATCAGTTTCCTTGAATTGTAGTAACGAGATTCGATGGGGTATTTCCACCAATCAAACTTAATGGTGCTATCACCCACAACGGTGTAAGTGTCATTAGAGAAGTGGAAGAAACCACCCACTGACATCATGACCACTTTACTAGACAAATCCACATCTGGTAGATTGATCAAGAAACCGTTCTTAAGATCACCCCCATTGTAACTGAGGATCATGTCTTCAGTAATAGGAATGGTCTGTACTTCCCCTACAGTACGAAAGCTCATCATACCGATGTCGTGACGGTTGGAATACCATGTCGACATGCCAGCGTCTTTAATGCGAACGCCAGCGCTGGAGGAATCGATCTGGTGAAGAAGACCGTTTACGGTGATTAAGACATTGTTGTAGAACAACTCGTAATCTACATCCGCTTTGGTGATGAGGATATCAGTCAACTCACTGTCTGGTAACTCACTACCAGCGCCAGCAAGGGCGGCTACACGTTCCAGTGTATACCCTGCTGCAAAGATGTCATTGTAACCCACTACTGAAGCCTCAGCGACCATCAGAGTATCGGTGGTGGGCAGCGATGCATCACCTAATGAGGTCAGCCATTGGTTAATGGTGATGGTTTCACCCAAGGCATAGACCTGAGTTTCGACAGTACTGAGATCCAATCCAACCTGATGGCTGATCAATGGGTTAGAAAGTACCAGATAGACAACACTGTTTTCAGTGACCAAAGTACGAACCGCCGCATCGCTAACCTGCGCTTCAGTCAATCTCTGGTTATCGCCACGTTGGCGAAGGAGTGCTTTTACGCAGGTATACATATAAAACACCTATTGTAAAAAATGATATGCTCAACGTCTCCATCGACGATGAGGCCCATATTTTAATGGAGACCTATAAATGGCCACCGGTGACGTTACAGACTATCTTTACCCGTTAGATGAAACGGGTGCTGCAACAACCAACCTGGTGTCCAATGAGAAGCGGACACTGAACCCACCTGATGAAGATGACACAGCAGCGTTTAACTTCCACTTCATCCTTCCTTGGGCGGGTCCTTACTTTCGCGATACCATGGTGTTGACTCACACACCGACTGGCCGTACGTTGATTCGTGGTACCGACTGGGCACCGGGTCATAAGTTTGATAGCGCAAGCTACGAATTGCAAAGCGTTAAGGGTGGTGTTTACGCTAGTGTTCTGTTCTATGACCAAACCCTTTCAGGTGAAGTGGTCATGTCTTACCAGACATTAGGCGGTACCTGGACACTGGATGAGAACACGATCCTTGAGATCATGTCTAACCTCACAGTAGATCCACGTTCAGTTACTTTTGAACAAGTCAGCGGTAAGCCAGACGTTTACCCACCCAGCGCACATAATCACCCGGTAGATGACCTGACCGGTATGGCTGAGACGATCGCAGCCACCTACGATATCTCAGCCGCTATTCGTGAACAGACCAACACTTGGTTGACTAACCCGCCTGTGCTGATGTCTGAATACTACACGAAAGATGAGGTTGATGCCAAGTTTGCAGCAAACAACCTCACCAACTAAGTCTCATTGGGTCTACCGTTTAAGGCGCAGATCCTTTGTACTTGACCATTCATCTATTCCAATGGGGTTATGCTGAAATGGCAGACACTATCTTTAAATACCCTCTCGACCTATTGGGTACGAGTACCGGTAACAAAGTCATCGATGAATCCCACACCATCGGCACGCTCAAAGGCCGTATCTTCATTGCCGACTACGGGCCGTTCTTTGGCTCCTCGATTATCCTCAAGGATGCAGCCACCGGCAACACGCTGACCGCAGTGACTGATTACAACCTGGTCCACTTCTATCGTGAAGCTGCTGGTGCTGCTGGGCAAGCCGTTTACTCAGGTGTGCAGATCACTAACCCTGATATCGGGACCACCATCCTGATGACCTGCCAGTACGTCGGTGGTGAGTTCTCATTCTCCACTTACGCTCTACAGCAAGCCATTGAAGCTCTGGCTAACGATACCCGACCTGTGGCCTGGGGTGATCTGCTAGGCGTCCCTTCACAATTTGTACCAGCCCCTCACCTTCATGGCGCTTACGACCTGTACGGCTTCATGTACATGGTAGAGGCTACAGCCGACGTAGCAGCTGCTATTCGTGATGGTGATAATGCTTCACGTCAGTTGCTCTTGACACAGATCACGAATAAGTTCCAATCGATCGATGATTTCTGTATGCAACTGGCGACGTGCTTTGAAACCGCAGCTACTGAGTTGGCGGCTCTTTAATACGACCATCTTGGAGTTTCTACCATGGCGAAGTCCACAGCCATCGCTGCTGTTGTTAAAGGCTTAAGTGATTTCAAGACCCAGTTTGTTGCAGCGTTGGCTCGGCCTGCGAACAGTGCCAAGATGGCAGACACTGCTGACACTCTGGAGAACCAGTCTCCATTGGTTGTACAGAATCTGTTGACAGCTGAAGTCACCAAACATATCAACAAGCTGGGTGTCAATATCCACAAAGACTCTCCAACCACGTTGGGGAGTTATACCAAGTCTGAGTACGATGCTAAGCTTGATCTGTTGCTCGACACAGTCAGCGGTGTTCCGTTCTCGTTCTACGGTGACCGCGAGTTCTTGCCACCTGACATTACTGGTTCCTTTGAATCTGGCAGTAACACCACGATCTACGGTCGTTGGGCATTGATGATGGAAGATAACGGGACGCTGATGGCATTGCGCCCTGGTACCGATGGTGACAGCGCAGGGGTGTATTACTCCTATCTTCGTAACGCCGACACCGTTACCACCGTCGATGACCTGATCATGAGTAACACCCGTTATTCGCCAGCATACTTCCCATCGGGTCAGATTGCTTCAGCTATCTTGGCAAGCAGTCAAGATATCATCATCGGGATCTTGGTAGACGCTACGACCTACGTTCGTACCGGTTACTTTATCTCGCTGACCAACAATACCATGGACATGTCCAAGCACACCGGTGTTGTCGTTCCATTGGGTGATATCATCAACCCCACCTTGGGTGGTGATGCGACTTCCGTTATCATGGGTTGCCCTGTTGCTTACATCAAGAACAGTGTGGTTAACATCCTGATCGACTTGGACAGTGAAGGTAAGCATGGTTATCGTGTTTATCAGATCTCTGTAGCTAACGTCAACGCTGGTAGCTGGACGGGTGTCACTCAGGTTAAAGGCTGGACCATTAATCGTGGTACAGCGGGTACGATCACCAGCGATGACATGCTGTTGTTTGATACGCTATCTGCGATCATCAACATCACAGGCGATCCGACGAATTATCGGTGGCCTAACTCGGGGACGACGTGTACTTTCCCATTGGTAAGCTCGGCAGGTCGAGTGTCCGTACTTCGGCAGTTCTGGTTGCAGGCCACTCCGGTTGACTTGAAAGCCGCTGAACTTGGCAGTGTCTACTTAATTGGGTTCGATATCCCAGACAGTAAAGTCATTGACATGTCAGCGTTCTACAACAGCAAACCTACTCTGAACTACACCTCACCCAACGCATTGACCATCACTGGTGGTGCGGCGGCTATTACAGGGTCAGGTTCAGGGACGGTGGTTGACTGGACTCAAGGTCAGTCGATCAATAGCTACTATACGACCAAGAACAACCAGATGTGGTTAACGGCCACCACGACGTACGTGACCAACCGTACTTTGTATCGTTTTCAGTTCCCAGATGGATCTGATCCTTTAGCCACGTTCTTCCAGACTAAAGTCTCTCAAGTAATTGGTGACTCGGTCTTTGGATCGTTTGGTTCAGCGCTTACTTATTCCATCCAATCGCACGGTGTGATTGGTGATGGAGTGATGACTGCGGTTAACCCTGGTCGTCGTTCTGATGGCGCTCGGATGAACTACGCTGTACGGGCTACGATTGAAGGTGATCCAACTTACCAATATTCTTCGGTGACCGGGAACTACGCTTTCAAAGGTTTCATCCCAACGATTAACCGTAACTCGTTCTACGATCTGGGTAAAGCTGAAAACCTGTGCCTGGATTGTTTGAATGAATCTGATAGCACTCAGTATCGCGTGAGTCAGGCTCGGTTTAACCAAGGAAGCATCGGCACACGTATCGCTACCATCAACACTGACCTTAGTAGTTCAGGGACAGTAAGCTGCCCCCAAGCGGTACTGGACAGTCTGACGTCTCAGATGAATGCGTTACTGGCGTCTAAGAGTATCAGCCTTTACCCATACGCTAACTCAGGTGTGTCTGGCAGTGCGCCTCAGTTGCTGGAATTGGTGGTTCCTCAAGTCTATACAGACATGCCAGCCTTTGTTCATGGTGGCTACATTCGGTCTGACCAAGTGGCGTACCAGTTTGTTTGCTCGGTAACCTTCACCGGTACTCGTGACAACATTACTGGGGCTACCCTGACGGCCGCTTCATACGTAGAAGCTAAGATCACTGTATCGGTGGATTCACCTGGCCTGTACGCTCACTACGGTTCTTCTGGTAACTGCGCTATCCGCCGTGTGACCAATGGTTTCATGGTAGGTCTGATGAGTACGACTCGTTTCAGGCTGGTAGGTGATGACCAGGGCGTGCAAGCACTCCTGCAATATACCGGTGGTGCGTGGACCTTTAACCAAGGTGGGTGGTGGACATATTGGTCAACCGCCCCCAGTGGGTGGTTTAACTTCCCAACGCGTGGCCTGTACTTCAGTCAGTGTTCTGAAAACCAACATGGCGCGATCGATGACGGTACCAAGATCCTTGGTATACAGGTAGCCACTACAGCGTTGGTTTCTACCACACTCGATACATTGTACGGGAATCTGTCCGATTCCACCAAAACAATCATTCTGGCTTCCCAGAAAACAGTGAGTGCGTGGACAGTGTATTTCGCTGACTATGCTCCTTGCATGTTGGATGGGTCCTACGTGGTGATAAACCCTCTGACGTATAATCTGAACTCTTCTTCTGATGGTAACAAGACGTTCTACGTCTGGGTGGTGAAGAAGTCAGGGGTGATCTCTTATCAGATCGTGGACAGTAATCCGGCGGCACCAGTCGCTGACTCTGCGCTTTATCTTGGGTATTTCACGACAGGTGATATCGGCTTGCTGCTCGTGTCCTGCGAGAAGAAAGTGGCTGTCGGTGGTTATGTGTTGGCGCGTACTTCACAAGGTACCGCTATCCCATTGACCTCTGGTACTCCGAACGCCTATGGTCGACTGAACTGGAAATAATCATGACCGAAGATGAGATCAATGCTAACCTGGTCAGTCAGTTTGCGCTATGGAAGGCGCAGATTTATAGACTGATCAAAGCATCCGCTATTGCAGTGGTTCATGCGTACAACTCCAACAAGGTCAACGGTAAGGATACCGCCGATCTGATTGCCATCATTGATGCTGAAGTGCTGGCGCACGAAAACACCGTGAATGCTCACGGTGATACCTTGGCTCAATTGGGCGGTATCACCAAAGCAACTTACGACGCTGATGCAGTGCCTTATTTTCCTAAGGATGGGTTGCCGATTACTGAGGTGCCATTACTGGCTCCTCCAGTGTCGGGCACACAGATGACGATACCATCGTTCTCCATGCACTATCAGGGCCGTGCTATCACGGTACCTGGTACAGTCCTGTACTTGGCAGCTACACCAAGGCAGTACATCAAGGTGACGATCACAGGGACCTACCCTAACTACGTAGCGACCATGAGCAACACCACCGATGTCTCTGAGAACATCAGTACGATCATCATTGGTGCGGTCAATTACGCCAACAGTGCGTTCTCGGCTGCTTTCCAGAAAGTGGTTAGGATTGGTTATGCAGTACTGACACCTTCGGCTCGTGGTTTGGGTATTCCAGTATCGCTCGGCACACAAGCAAGCACTGGTGCTACCTCAAACAACTGGTACGCTGGTTAAGGAGAGTATCATGGCAGGTCCAGTTACCGCTGGGGTACTTCTCGTTAAAAAGTACTTCGCAGATTACCAAGCACAAATCGTCAGGTTATTGAAACGCAAACGTCCTTTGGCGAATAACTCTGACGATGCTTCAACGATCGGTACGTACGACTACACGGGTTTGTTAAAACCTGCCCGTGACGCACTGGCAACTCACGCCGCTAGACGTGATAATCCTCATGCTGAAACCATGGACACTATCGGTTCATATACCGGTACTGAAATTACGGCTAAGCTTGGGGCTAAGGTTCCTAACTCCATTGTCCCTGTTTCGTCCTATGGATTGATGGACGGTTTGAGCGATGCTCAGATGGCAGGACTTTGGACAGCGTCAGGTTACGTACTGACTATGTCTAAAGCGATCAAGGCGGTGTTGTCAGGAACACCTTACGTGTTGCCTGCCGGTACGATCAATCTGTCGGCAGTAGACTCAGCACCCGCTAACAAGACGTTCTACATCTACGTCCGTTCTGAGTTGGGTGTGGTCTCCTATCAAGCGCGGACTGACACACCTCCTGAATCAGTATCGATTATGTTCATCGGTACAGCAACGACAGGTGCGTCAGGTATTACGTCGTACTCGTTTGTTACAGTGACGCGTATCGATACCTTCCGCTTGAGCCAACTCCCAATTGGTTCGGCTATCCCAGTGGCTGCCGGTAACTACGATTCGTTAACACCGTTCCCGACCACTTGGAATCCGCAATAACGCACTAAACACAAATAGGTAAGCTCGATGACTCAGCCAGTACCAGAACTTCCAACCAATGTCCAAACGACTAACCCTTATACAGGGCTGGATCGTGGACTGTTTATGTACCGGGCTCCTGGTCTGGCTCAGTTCGCTCGTATCAACGCAGCACGTTGGTCCTGTGAGGGCCCCAGAGCCGCTGTGGGTGTACTTCAGTACCAGATCATGACCTACTCTGATAAACCAGAAGTCGCTGCTGACTACGCTGCTGGGACCCTCCTGACAGCACCGGACGGTACTGAGTGGTTTGATTGCTTTACACGCGGTCCTGTCGTTGATCCGATCATGGCTGAGTACTGGGCAGTTAACAGTTACTACACTAACTACTCTGAAGACGGTGCGACTATGTTGACCGATGATGAGAAGTCAGCTGTGAGTCTTCAAAGTAAAACCTTCGTTAACACGATGGCTAATTGGGCCAATATTACGGGTGTGACATTGACTACAACGTTCGATGCCGTTAGTGGACAACCTCTGACGCGTACGACGATCAACTTGGGTGTCGATTACACGAAAGATAGCGTTAGTCATCATGTCGATGTGACCGACCTCCCTACTGATGGATTCGATGCAGTCCAGCAGGCGTTGGTTACTGTCAAATCCTTGTAGGAGTAACTGTCATGGGTCAAACCATGCAACAAGTCATTGCTGAAACCCAAGGCTATCTGAATACCGCAGGCTTTCCTTGCGGTGCAAACGACGGCATATGGGGACCTCGTTCTCAATCGGCACTGGAGTCATTGAAGTCTAGCACTAAGGACACAACCAAACCTTATGGGGTGAGTAAGTTGTTCTTTGGTGTGAAGTTTGGTGATGCTGAGATTGCTAAGCTGGCTCAGGTTGTTCAACGCCTGGGTCTTGATCCAGTGTTCATCCAAGACTTCATGGCCTGCATGGCCTGGGAAACCGGTGAACAGTTCTCGCCTTCCACCAGCAGCCCAGTGTCTTCGGCCACCGGCCTCATTCAGTTCATGAAGGCTACGGCAATAGGATTGGGTACCACTACTGATCAGTTATCTAAGATGTCGGTGGTGGAACAGTTGGAGTACGTTTATAAGTACTTCAAACCTTACGCCAAGCGCATTAAGGAAACCGGTGACGTATACATGGTCATACTTTGGCCTGCGGGTGTAGGTCAACCTGACTCGTACGTTCTTTGGAAACAAGGTGATCCTGCCTTCGCTCCGAACGGTGGTTTGGATGTTAACAAGGATGGAATCATCACTCGCCAAGAGTGTCTTCACAAGGTTAACAACAAGATGGCCCGTGGTGCTCAACCACAGTTCATCAAAGCCTTGTAACTTAGACAAAAAAAAGAATGAGCATATAGCCCGGCGTAATGCCGGGCTATATGCTGTTCAGTGCTGTTCACATCTAACTGCTTTACACTTAATTTAAAGGAGTGGGGTTTACTTTGATGAACGTGTACTCATGGCGACCAAGCTCACCCAAGATGAATGCGACCTGGTCGCAGTATACAGGGACATTGATCTTGTAGCTGATCAGGATACCAAACGTACTGTAGATGTCATACGTATCCAGGACTGCTTCAGCGGTTCCTTTGCTAAGGTCCCAGACAGCGTACTGGTTAAAGAACCCAGGGGCCAGTAGAACAGGTTTAAGCACCACGGTAGGTTCTATCACAAACCCTGTACGGGTAAGTTCCTCCAGTAGCTCTACAGCACTTTCATTTAACACAGGCTTTCGGTACAGCGCTTCCAGCAATTGCTGGATAATAACCGAAGGTTCTACCGTTTCTTTAGCGTTAGTCATCAGGTTTACTCTCTCTTAAAGAATGGGGGTGATTATCTCATCGACTGGGTGCTTGTTATCCTCCACCAGAAGATGCTTAATTATCTTTACTTGTTTACGGATGAACTTGACGCAACTACTGTCCTTGTTAAGCTTCATGCATTCTCTGAGATGTAAACAATGTTGCAGATACGCGGCCACTGAATACTCAGGACGAAGAGTGTCACGGGTTTTGGAGACATAGACCTTCTCCGTCACATACCGGGATTGTTCACCTAGCCACCTGATAGGCTTACGAGTAAAGATCCTAGGGTAATCTTGACGGAACTCTTTCTCGGCTATTGCTGCCGCTAACATCAACGCTACGTCGTTATGGATCATGATAGCAAAGGGACACATTAAGACTTCGTATTCCTTATTCAACAACACCAGATAAGGATACGTCTGTACGTAAAAGACTGCTACCGCTACGTTGTTGTAGTACTGTAGGTACGTCATCCCGTAGGGAATGCTGTAATTCAGGTTATGGTTATCAAACAAAGCCTTCTTGGCATCACGTTTCTTCTTCTCTTGGCGTTTAGTGTACAGATCACTCCCTGCTTTGTACGCTAGAGCGATCCCTCCACCGGCTACCAGACAACCGCCTGTAAACTTTAGCGCGTTGTTTATCATGACGTTTACCCTTAGAGTGTTTAACTAATCAGGTAATGTGTCACTGGAGTATTTTTAACTTTACAGCAAAAAGGCCCTCCATCCTACCCTAGTAAAGAACTAGAGAGGTTCAGTCGTCTACGACTCCTTCACGCTAAACAAAGTCAACTTCACTCCTTCGACTAAAAGTCTCAGTCATTACGTTTCCTAAAGAATAAGGAAGAAAGCTCTTTAACACAAAAGAAGTTAGATAAGTTAATATTTACAGCATATAGAAAGCAGATAGATAGAACCTATTAAGATCCTATCTATCCACCTATTCCATTAAATGTCTAACGTAAAGGCATCACCATCATCAGCTGACTTCGTTGCCTGCTGAGCAGGTGTTTCCTTAGAGTCTGCTTCAGCATTCTCATCAGGAGCAGGTTTGTCTTCCTGAACTTCT